TCATCTAAATCTATATTAACACGATAACCCCACATTAAATCACATGAAAATTGAAATGTTTTAAATTTCACCATTTATTAATTGATTTAATTTATAAATAGTTAAATACTTAATATTTAAAGAATAATTAAATATTAATTTAATATATGGCAGCTGAACCGATAGATAATTTAAATATCGATAATATTAATTCAGAAGAAAGTATAAAAGATACACAAATATATAAAATTAGAAAATATTCATTTAATTTTTTAGTAACTTCTATTAATCTTATTTTATTTTATTTATTAGTAAGATATGTGATATATCCAATATTCTATACTTTAATATATTAATAATTTTTTAAAATATATATATATATGAGCACAGAAAATTCAGATAATGAAAATATTAATAATGAAGAAGTTAATACAATTAAAGTAGAAACAGAAGAGTTAATTAAAAAATCAATTGGTATCTTACTAATTGTAATTATTTTAGTTCTTATATATTATATCATTTCAACTATTATTAGATATAATAAAAGAAATGACCTTATAAAAACAATTAAAACAGATCGTAATGCTATTTTTTTAAATGAAAGCTTGTATAAGCAATCGACATCTTCTAAAGATATAAGCAATGAATATTTAAAAAAATATACAATTACTAATAATCAAGATGGATATATTAATTACAACTTTATTTCAAATCCACTAGATAATAGAGTTGCATTTCAAACAACAGATGGTAATCTATATGTTAATTTAAAGAAATAAAATTATATTTCTTTTTCACAAACTATTTTACATCTATCATTAATACATTTTTTTTCACAATACCATTTATTAAGACCAATATATTCTAATAATACGTGAATTAATATTCCAGTAAAGAATAAAGCAATTGGTACTACATAAGTATCTTTATAGGTATTTAAAACAGGATTTAAACTATCATTTTTATCAACTGAATTAAATTTTACTAAAATTTTTAAAATAATATTACCTAATATTGAAGTAATAGTTCCAACTAATAAACTTTCAAATACTAATGTTTGCATTAATATATATAATATTATTTTTTTATAAATAAATCTATTAATTTATAAACTTCATTATACATTTTTCTATCTTTAACATAGAATTTAATTATTTTCTCTTCAAATTTTTGAGGGAATAAGAATGATAAATTTTCTTTATTTACAATTTCTAGATTTTCATATAATTCTACAAATTTTAGAGGATTTTTTTCATCCATACTATAGTTTAATTTTATTTTATCAATTATTACTATATTATTTAAATTTAATTCTATTAATTTATTATTAAATCCTTCCATATTAAATCTATCTTCTTGTATTTCATTAACAAATTTATATAATTTTCTTAATTTAATATTCTCATAAATTTCAATAGCTTTTTTATTATCATAAAAATATGATAAATCTAAAATACTATCAGTCAAATAATGAAATTTACTTATATCAATTGTTTTTTCTACAAAATTTATATTTATATCTAATTCCTTAAGAATATCCAAAACCATATATTCTATACTACGAACTGCATTATGTGTATAAATTTGCTTATGTAATTTATATCTTGTATAATACAAATCTGATATTTCAAAATAACATTTTTTTGGAAAACAAATTTTATCATCTATAACTTTTGCCTCTTTAATTAATCTAGAAGCATCAAAAGAATAACTTAATCCTACATTATATGTATCACGAGCTATATAATCAAATTTATCACAATCTAAACCATTTAATTTATTAGCTACAATTTGATATAAATATGAGTTATGTGCATCACTCGGATCTATCATATTTATAATTATATTTACCTCATTTGGAGTTAACCCAATATTATACTTTTCTACAATATATCTAAATAATTGACATGATCTATATTCATGTTCTTTAAATAATGAATCTGGTATCTTATCATGTAAAAAATGATGATCAAAAAAATGACTAAAACATGCATGTCCAATATCGTGAACTAAACCTGCTATTTTAATAAGTAAAACAGTTCTTTCACTTATTTGTAGTTCTGGTTGATTTATTTTTAATGTTTCAATTAATAATCCAGATAAATATGATACACCTAAACTATGTTCAAATCTATTATGTGATGCTCCTGGGAAAACATGATAACATAATCCTAATTGTTTAATATTTTTTAGTTTTTGAAATTCAATTGTATCAATTATTTTTAATAAAATGGAATCAAATTTCATATATTTATGTATCGGATCATAAATGATTTTACTCATATTAATATATATATATTTATATATATTAATATTCATTCCTTTATTCAATTTTAAGTAATTATTATTTACTAAATATTTAATTTATCATTTAAATCCTGATATTTCATTGTTACCCTTGGTATATATATCTGTTACTGGTGGTGTATCCCATAATCTATTTACTAAAATTCTTTTAAATTCTTCTACTGTATTTCTATCTTGTTCGATTAATCTCATTATTGTTGGAGAGTCTATTTTTAATTTATATTTTATATCATATAAAATTTCTTTTTCTAATAATTTTATATGATAAAACCTTGTAAATTTATCCCCTCTATTTTCTTGATCTTCTAATTTGGTTATTATTCCATAAAATGGTAAATCAAATTCAGTACTTGATATTTTTACATAATTACCTACAATTCCATAATTTAATGATGATTCTAATAATGTTATAGTAATACCATTCGTTTCTTCAAAAAATTCTCTAATTGCAGCATTCCATATAGTTTCATCTTCTTTTGAAATACCTCCTTTTGGAGGTACATAATATCGTTCATCACCTTTCTTATTAAAATAATTATTTACTTTAAATGGCTCATTAATATGTAAAGTAGAATCAAATAATTTTATTCCAGCACTAACAAAAGTTCCTACAGATGTTATTTTTTCTTCAGGATCCCATCCTATAACATCAGGTTCTTTGTCATATAATAATTCTAATACTTTTTTTCTTTCTTCTTGAGTCCAATCTTCAGTATTAACCATTAGATAATTAAATGGTAAATTAGAATAAAAATTTTGTCTACTTTTTGAACTATCTAATAATTTTTGTATTAGGGTATCAGCGTCAATAAAAATTTTATTTCCTTTTTTAGGATTTTTATAAATATATATTAAATTTTTATTACCTAAATCAGGATAATCATGTATTAATCTTTTTTTAAATTCAGGAAAATCATCCGGATAATTTAATTTATCTTTTTTATATTCTTGAATTGATGTGTAACGTATTGGATAGTTAACCATATAATATAATTATATTAAAAATTTTAATATAATTTTAATAAATAATTAACTTTCATCATCTGAATGTATATCTTCATTTTCATCATCGGAATCATTCAAAGCATTTTTTATATTACTTGGTATTTCATCCTCTTTAACAGCACGATTATTTGAATTATCCTTTATTATTGTTGGTACATTGGATGAATTATCAGTCATATCGTTTACTTTTTTGAAGAATTGATCAATATATTGCTTATAATTAAATCCACAAACCATTTGAACATAAATAATATAGTCATTATCTAAGAGTTGAAATAATTTTTCTTTATTATTATCACATTTTTGACTTATGTTTAAAATGTGTTGGAATATTTCATTCACATATTTATCTTTATTATTTATAATTTCAATTGGATTTGGTATCTTTACTCCAAATTTAAGTCTAGCCTGATTGTATGCTTTTGTCATTTCCACAGAAATCCTTTCATCATATGATATTTGTTTTTTTAATTCTTTTTCTTTTTTATTAAAATGTGCCATTCCTGGATTTCTAGCATTTAAAATTTTATCTTTAATTATTCTCTTTAATTCTTCTCTTTTCTTTTCTTTAAGATCTTCTTTAATATCTTCTTTTATCATACTTAATTTGAAATCGTTATTTTCAATAACATAACTAAAAGATATAGTATAATTAGAATCAGCTTTTAAATATCCTTTAATGAGTTCTACTTTTAATTCATTAAATTTTGATTGATCTTCTAAACTTATCGAGTCTTTTATTATTTTTTTCATTCTAATTTTTGCATTTTTAGATATAAAGTCATCATTTGAGAAGTTAACAAAATGTACATTCATTATTAAATATACATATTTATATATATCTAAATATGTATAATTTAAAATATTTAAAATATTTTAAATATTTTAATAATTAATTTCTCTATATTTTTTTTTATAGTTATATTCAGGACTATCGCCATTTAATGATAGAAATATCATTGATATAAATAAAAATACGAAAAAAAATATAAGATATCTTGTTGTTTTATCACGACCCAATAGTCTTAACATATATATAAAATTGATATTTATATTTTTATAATTATAAATAATATAAATATAATGAAATTTGATGAAAATGATGAAATTAAATATATAATTGGTGAAAATGCTAAAGATAACTGGGAGGTTTTAAAATTATCACACCAAAATTGGATATGGTTCCATTTAGAAAATTTATCATCTCCTTACATAGTTTTATCATTACCTCTTAATAAACTAAAAAAATATAATAATTGGAAAAAATATATTAATTACGGTGCTTTATTATGTAAAAATTATAGTAAATACTCTAATAAAAAAGTGAATGTAATTTGGACTACGTGTAAAAATGTATCATTTGGACTAAAAATAGGTGAAGCTATTATATCTGGTAAAATTAATATTATAGCTTGTTAATTCCAAATAATTGATTTATTATTTCATCATCTTCTGAATTATCTATATCATTGCCCTGTATACTAGAACTATGTGATGATGTTTTATCACCAATATATGCATTATTTGAATTATTAGAAGATTTATTAAATAAAACTTTATTAATATCTGGTTGTTTTATAATAATAGGTTCTTTTTGTTTAATTTTTGGAGTATCATGATGGTTTTCATATTTATAAAAGTTAACCTTACAATGTATATCACAGCTTTGAAAGATTGAAAATAAAATGTAAGTTATCAAAGATGTAAATACCATAATTAAAAAGAAATGTGATTCTTGTAGTGTTATCATTAATATTAAATAGAAAATAAAATATTAGAAAATAAAATATCTATTATTATAAATGTTATATAGTTTTAAGAATTATAATTTTGATAAATTAAGAATTAATATTCCACAAAATGTAGAAAGTATATTATTTAATTATTGTAAAAGTAAATTTAACCAATATTTACCTAATTTTGATAAGGATCAAGCTGATGAATTAATTAATAAATTAGGAATACTTTTATTTATAATGAGTGATTATTTAAATATCGAAATATCTGATAAGTCTGATTCATTAGATATTTTTTTAAAACAAATTTCAATGAATAATAGTCGTAATTTTTTAGCATTAGTAAATTTATTTTTACCTTATTTAGATGATAAAAATGATAATAATAATCAAAAAAACACAAGTGGTATATTAGATATTATCGAGGCAACAAGTGAAAAAGTATCAGATAATAAAATGAAATATTGTAATTATGTTTATGACCATAGTGATATAAAAGAAGTTAAATATAAAATAAATGATAATATTAAAATGTTACAATTTGAAATAAATAATAATATACCATTTATAGATGAATTTAACGATTTTGAATCTTATTATATTAACGTATTATTTTATTTTATTTTAGATTCATTTAATAGAATCAGATATAAATTTTACATCAATTGGATTAATACATTTCCATTAACACTTGAAACATATAAGTCATCATTATTATATAAAAATAGTTGGAAATATGACGAAGAATTAGATAAAATAAAAAAAGATAATTTATTATTAAATTTTTCTAATTATATCAGTGCAAATTTTAAAGGAATTGATTCTACTAAAATTTCAGATATTACAAAAGACAGTGTAGAAAATATTACAACTAAAATTGAGGAATCACTTAATGAATGTTTAAGTTACAAAGGTATAAATTTTGAAGATATATATAATACTTTTGTAAATGACTATTATTTAAGTGTAAAAAGAAACAAATGGCTTATATTTGAATTTAGTGTAGATAATAAAATAGAATTATTAATTAAAATATTGGATAAGATATTTGATTTAACATCTATTATTAATAATTTATCATGGACCTTATTAAATGAAAGTCAAAAAAATAACTTTAGCGATAATTGGAAATTACTTTTAGAAGCTATAGCTCAAAAAACATCTGTTTCTAATTATAATTATCTAATTATAGAAAGTGTATTTATTTCATTTGTTTCATATTTTGAATTACATTATAAAGGAATTGGTGAATTAAAGAAAGATAAATTATATCAAAATCTAAAAGAAAATATAGATGAGGAAGACGATGAAGATGATATAGAAATTACTAATGGTAATGTTAAATTGAAAAAAAAAAATGTAACTTTAAAAATAGAAGATTTT